CCAGGGAGAATCCCAACCAGTATTACAGCTAGTTCCTATATTGGTGGAACGGATAGTCCTTTTACTCGTACCAGAGCAGTACTGGACATGATAAAGGGGTGGGAAATAATGAAAGCTGTTACTGAAGGAACAGAATACCTTAGAGAAAATAGCGAAGCATTTTTACCTTTAGAACCTAGAGAAGATTATGATGCTTACCTTGCAAGAGTTAACAGATCAGTATTTAGTCCTTTTACACAAAGATTAATAAGAGCAGCTACAGGATTAGTTCTTCGTAAACCAATAGCCTTAACAGGAGATCCTTATTGGACTGAAATGTTCAAAATGGATGTTGATGGTTGTAAATCAGATTTAGACGAATATGCAAGAAGATTATTAATGTGTTCATTAACTTATGGTCAAAGTCATATCCTTGTTGATTATCCAGCACCTTCTGGTGCGGTTAGCCT